AGCGGTACGTGAAAGGCCCCCAATGGTGTGTATGAGCCCAAGTCCGTAAAAACCAAACCCCGGCAAAAACTTATAGTGAACAAAATATTGAATCTTGCGTTGTAGTTCGTCGTCCGCGTTGTAATTACGACGGATGGATAACACCTGACCGTTATCCTCGGAAATGGTTACCACATAAGGCACCTTAATGCCTGTGGGCTCCCCGGTTTCGTCACTTTCTTCAAATCCAGCTAAATCAAGGTCAACATGACATTCCAGCAACGTACAGTCATAATCTATGTTTGTAGATTGGACCCCTTCAATGCGATCCATCTCACTCCCTATTGATGTGTGATCCTCTGCCTGCGACGGCAATACGTTTACATCAAGGTAAAATCCCGATAATTGCTTTTTACGCAACTCGTTTAAAGGCATTTTTAAAACTTGTGTTACGTTAGGACAACTTTCAATGTCGTTTGCTTCGTAGGGAACGACTAAATGTTCCGCAGGAACAAATTTACTGACGGCTCGATCTAATGTGCCATCATAATATACTTTTTTAAAGGTAGAACCCGCCAAAGGCAAATAAAACAGCATCTGATCGAATTCCGGGGTGTATTCCTCCATCACATTTGTGATGTAGTAGTTCATAAATTCCTTAACACGCTTTGCCTGATCTTCTTTTTCCTTGGACTTTTCGCCCATGACCGCTGTCCTTACCGGTCCTCCCGCAGGCAAGAGTTCGTTAAATGCCTGCGCCTGAAACTGTGTAGCCGCTTCGGCAAGTAAGGGATGGGTCACGCCCGTTGCACCCCTAAAAGGCTCCGTTCTTTCCTCATAGGTAAAACCAAGCAGTTCAAGACCGTTCGCATACGCATCTTCCCAATCTTTGCGAGAAGACTTGTTGGCTTCAAAATCGCCTAGAAGTTCCGATGCCACCCTGCCTAATTCCCTGTCGTCCAGTTCCTCGGCTAGGTTTCTAAAAAAATCGCCCTCATCGGGAGCGTTTGAGGCAGTAGGGTCAAAATCAATAATAACCCCGCCGTCTTCGGAGGATTCAATCTCAATGCCTTCTGGTAATTCAGGCGTGCCACCCACAAGTGTACCGGGAGCCGCGATCTCTATATCAAGCTCCAGGTCTTCTGCCGAGTCGTTCGTGCTTCCCTGACGTGCCATTAAGGAAGCTAACGTTGCTTTGTCTCCATTTGCCATGTAATTCCCTCCGAGCCTCCTATGCTACCGCACCGGAGTACATATTCCTAGCAATGTGCGCTAAAGATTCAACACCGCCCCCATAGCGATAAGCTTGTTGTTCTTTTTCTTCTTCAGATAATATGGCTGCGCCTGCTACACCCAATACTGCAATCGTATCATAGATAGGGTGCTTTTTTTTATTTATAATAACTTCGCCTACTACATTACCCAACACAAGCTGACCTTTTTTTGTTGGCCTCAAACGTGGCTCAGATTTTTTTGTAGGGTATGTTGTTAAATCCACTCCTTTTGGATATACGGCAGATAACGCAAAATAATGTTTGTCATCCTCAATGGATATAATTTTATCTTTTGGGCCGGGATTTTTATTATAACCTTTAGGAACTCTAGACCAACGCCATCTACCTTTTGGCCCTTCTCCCTTTTCTATTAAGTTTGTTTTAATTTCTCTGTGCGGAACGCCGGGGTTTTTCTTTACATCTGGTTTACCCTCTAAAATGTTTTTAGAAACATTCATCGTGGGTGTTCCGTCTGTGTTTATACTTATAAAAGCTGTTTCAGGATATTCACCCGTAATTTCTTTTGGAGGTTGTTGTGACATATCTAAATATCTGCCGCCAGCTTTTTGACCCATCGGCCCTAAAAATTCTTTAAAGTCTTTATCTTCTGGATCAAACATTCTTTGAGGTGCTGGAAATACAGGACGGCTGTCTTCCTCTAAAGAACGTTTAACATCGTCAAAAAAACGTAACTCCTCCGCTTTTTCCAAGGCGTTTTTTCTGGCTTTAATACTTGCTATGGCACCGAGAACAGGAGTCACGCCCATGCCCACTACATCCCCCGCCCCACCAGCTACGTCTAGTGCCGCAAACGTAGATTCTAAAGGCGTGGACTTTTGTCCGTAACCCAACCGAGTCAGGTACGGGCCAATGCCCGCTACAGGGTCTATTAAAGAAAATAAAGGTTGTTCTTGTTCTAAATAACGGGAAAAACTTTCCAATCCTTGTCCTATTTTAGCTATCGTCGGATAACGGGGAGCCTCTATACGGCTTGTTTTTTCGGGGAAAAGCTGACTGTAATAATCTGTTGGATCGTTAAGGCGAAATTGTAATTCTTGCTCTAACCCCACTTCGCCGCCGTTTTCGTATGTTGGCACATTTCCTTGTTGTTGTGTCCGGGTATACAAGTCGCTGGCATCTCCACTAGTTCCGGCTTCCGCCTGACCCGACCCGGACCCCACCACCACCGCTGTTGCTGCCCCGCCACCATATATCGATGCTTTTCCTATATTGTCCGGGTCAAACGCCGCATCTTTGTGGCGAATTTTTGAGGGATCAATCACGGCGTATTGAGTGCCTCCTTGTTTTTCGTATCGATCAATAAATTGTGCTTTTCCTTCGGGGGTTTGTTCTGCTGCTCTTGTCATGCTGGTAGCTTTTCCGCCCATATCTTGAACCCGGTCTATTTGAACACCAGGATACCCTTGTGCGCGTGCGGCTTCTGCAATATCATCTGTAGAACTAACCTCATAACCTTCGCTACGGACACCTGTTTGTGGGTCGTATCGTCTATTCGACATTTGTGCGCCTAGCGGTTGTCCTTCAATCTGACTGTATATTTTTCCCTGTGCGTCTACTTTAGGAAAATTTTCTGCGTCTATATAAAGTTCATATAACTGATTTCGTCTGTCCTTTCCTGCACTTGTAAAGTTCGGATCATCTTGTGGTAAATAACTAGCCGCAACAGGACGATCTTCTGCTATCCAAGTAGGACGCTCCGAAGCGCCCATCCCTGGAGTAGGGTTCTTTCGTGAATCAAATTCGGTAATTCCTTTCGGACCACTGTGGTATCCCAACCGGGAATCTTTCTGTTGCTGTAAACGACGGGCTGTTCTGGATTCTAGATCCATCGCTAATTCGCCCGAGGCAATCTTACGCGCTGTATTTTCCGGGTAACCTTGCTTAATTAAATCATCGACGCGAGGTGCCATTATACGCATGGCTGCGGCACGACCCGGAATTAACGCACCGAGCCCTGCTAAATCTGCTGCCGCTAACACTGTTTCTACGCCAGTGGGGTCCACGTCATACGCAATACGTTCTAAATAAGGGGCAATTCCTGTTGTTGGATCCAAAAGTCCAAGCTTAGACCCGAAAGTGCGCAAACCCTGCGCCGCTTGCGCCAAACGAGGATATTTGGGGGCACTTGCATAATGGGTGGGCGCGTTAGCCATAAAGCGTAGACATCACACCTGTCTGCATATCGGGATCAAACGCCATCTGCTTGCGAACGACACGCTCTTCCATGACATACTGGTTGTCCCGTGGGTCGCGGACCGTGCGCTCTGTTACGGTGACATCGCCGCCATGACCTAAACTGGCAACAAAATTAGGTTGACTGTATGTTATAGGGCTTGGTGGAATCATTTGGTTTTGTTTTTCACGTAACTTTCTATTTATACCAAGAAACCCGTCACTTTGCGGTAAAGAATATCCGTACCTAGCCGCTAGTTCGTCTACCGTGATTCCCTGATCTGCCGCCATTTGTTCCCGCATCTTTTTAAACATATTAAACGGCCCATCGCTTTCAAAAAGTTTTTCGATGCCCCTTTGCTGTCGCATTTCTTCGGGGGACAAACTAGCTTGAGTATCGATCTCGACTATCGGGGCTATTGGGTCACCACCTTGGTTCATATACACGGGCATTGTTCCACGTGGAACATCCATCGCCCGTTGTGCCAACATACGGTTAACCGTATCCGAGCGTCGTTGCAAAAAGGATTCTATGCCTTGGCCCGTGACTTGTGAATCCACGTCACGGTACAAAGACGCTACACCACCGCCCTCGGCAAACAAGCCTTGTGCCTTCAACGTATCTCGCTGCGATAATACCGCGTCATCGTACCGACGGCGATCAAAGCTGTTTAAAAAAGCTGCTTGCTCCTCAGACAGGTTCCCTGCCTCGGCTTGCTGCAACAAAAAATTCATGTTTTCCAGTTGTTTTGCGCTGGCCGCTGGAACTTGTTGCGCATCGAAAGACGATTGATATCCTCCTAACGCTTCAGCACCTGCCTCTCTGTTAAGTGCTGCGACATCAACCGTATTGCCAATACCACTAACACCAATTCCACCTGTTTGACCTTGCGATGCCTGATACGCCATCAAAGCGTTGTACTGTTCTTCTGTTAACGTGGATTTATCCGGGTCTACCGTCCTTAAATACGCTAATCGAGCCGGGTCTACTTGTCCTAACACTCCCTCCTGTGCGCGACTTAACAAAAAGTCTAGGTTTTTGCTGCGTTCTGTTGCGAATTCTGAAGCAGGTGGGGGCGGACCACCGGGCGGACCACCGGGATCACCACCTCCAGTACCACCCGGATCTGGATCTGGACGAACGATAGAGGGTGTTGGTCCTGTTGGTGGTATGTACGGATATCGAGCGGAATGTAACTCCGCGACATTCGTGTACGGATCGGTTGTTTCAAACGGTGCGTAGGGATCGTATGTGTCATATACCGACGCCGGGTCGGCACGGTAAATAACATCCTCTGCTGTGTATTCCGGCTGACCGTAATACGCACGAATAGTTTGCGGTTCGGCATCAAAAAGGGACGTTTCGGGGTTGTAAAATAAACCTACACTAGGGGACTGCGACTCCCCACTATACCGACTAGTATTCTGGTTAAGAATATTTTCCGGTAGCTGCGACATTTGTTCGGGATTTAACCTTTGCCACAGGCGCGTGTTGGGATCATAGTAAATAAATCGCGTATCCGGGCTGTTTGCGTCAAAAGCCGTATTTTTATTGGGTCCCTGATTTATTAATGGCGCTGCAATTCCGTACCGGCTTTGCGACCAATCCCCTGTAAATTTGTAAATATTATTTCCCGCTTTGTCTACCAAGCCTTCGCCTTGGTCCGAAAAACCCCAGAGGTCAATAATTTGATAATTGGTTTGTATGGTGTTGGGTGCTGCTCCAAAATGCTTAGAGCCGGGTTGAGCTAGTGTGTGACCGCCTGCTGAACCACCCGACAGTTTTTCCCCCTGAGAATTGACCCACGTTGTCCCACCATCTGCGCTGTAGTACGTTACTCCACCTACTACCTTAGTTTGAATATTAATATTTGGTAAATTTGCTGATCCCGGTCCCGCCATAATTTTTTACCCGTAATATACTCTTGGTGTTAGTGACATATCGCTATCTTCCCAATCGTCCGAAGGTAACTGTACAAAATTACCCTGACGATATCTCATCAAAGCTTGGGTGGTGCTGTCTACCAAGTCGTCATGTTCCCCGTTAGGGAACGCAGCACATTCTTCTATGACCTCGTCGGCCCATGTTTCATCTGGTGCCCAGATCATCCCGCTTTCAAAAAGCGGTGATACACTATGTACCCTTGACAATTTATCATTTCCTCGGCTTGGCGTAAAGTTTACCACAGGTATTCCCATGTTGCGTAATTCGTGTGTCAAGGGCATTCCACTCGCCTTCGCTTCAATAATTACCGTTTCCGGTTCCCAAAAGTTATATTCTTCCAGCGCGATGGTTTTTAATTCAGGAAATTCCCACCGACCTTTGCTCGATGCCAGCAAAATTAAATGCGCAACCGTGCCTTCTTCCGGGTAAAACACACCCCACGTTGTGATTGCACTGTAGTCCGCTGTCTCCCGTTTTGAAAACGCCGTGTCATAACTTTGTATTACATACTCCAGTTGCGGGATTTCTGAATGTTCCCACCGGTTCCACCACTCCCTTTTCAAAATACTGGCTTCTTCACTGGTGGGATTCTGTTGATACTGCGCATTCCATTTACTTAACGGAATCGACGCTTTTACCGCCGTTAAATCCTTTTTTGACCAGAATTCAGGCCAACAAGGGTCCCCAGACGGCATTTCCATAGGAAATTCGATCAATTCCCACTGGTCTGCCAGGGGATCTTTCATCTGCGCACGCATCAATTGACCCGTTAAATCCTTCTCAGACCACCTTGTCATTACCAAAATAATGGTTCCACCGGGCTGTAGCCGCTGACGAGGACCACCTGTGTACCAATCCCATGCGTCATCAAAGCCTGCGTTGGACATTGCAGTCTGTTCCGAGTGCGGATCGTCAATAATAATCAAATCACCGCCACGACCAGCGAGGTTTGAGCCAACGCCCACGGCATAATACATACCGCCCCTGCTGGTATCCCACCGCCCGGATGCCTTGGAATCCGCTGCAAGGCGCGTATTATCAAAAATTTCCTGATATTCATCCCGTTCCAACAGGTTTTTTACCTTTCTACCAAAGTTAACCGCAAGTTCCGTGGTGTGTGTCGCCTGAATTATCTTCATTGCGGGGTTTTTCCCTATCAACCAGGCAGGGAACAGGAAGCTTGCAAACTCTGACTTGGTGTGTCGAGGCGGCATATTGACGATTAAACGCTTTAATTCGCCCTTGGCTACCCGTTCAAGCTTGTCTGCAATAACTTTGTGGTGATGCCCTGCAATGAACTCGGGCCACATGGCTCTGACAAAGGTCAAAAAACTATCTTGGCACGCTTCGAGGCGGCTTAACTGAGCCAAACGAAGCTCTAATTTGAGTCTTTTCTCTTCAATTTCTGGTGTTTCTACACGGCTCATTAGGGGGCCCCAACGTTGCTTTCATTATGCGATTTTATCAGACGATACGATTAACTCAACTATAAAATTTTTTACCCTAAAAGGGGACCCAAGCACGTTTTTAGTTTCATTTAGTTAGTAAGCACTAACAAACATTTATAAGTTAGTGAGTACTAACTTACTTAATAAAACCCTTTTTTTGGAGCGGTACGAATTTACTGGTAATTATTTGCGCGAAACATGCCCTTTACCTGGGCATGGGAAAAAAGGGGTCCGCGGCGCGGTTTTTCCTCTGAGCTCTCCGCGGCGCGCGGCTAATTTGCCTCAATTCCGGAATCCGAAAACTTGCCACGTTGCCTGCGTTTTTCGTCTAGCTGGGTCAAATTGATATCACTGCGGCTCTCGGATCGCGGCTC